TGTTTTAAATCTCTCTTGATATTATCCTTAATTAAGTTTGATAAGTATGCACCATTAACTGGTTTGATACTAATATAAACTTTACCAAATTGTGGTGGACTTAACTCTTCACCACCAAATACAGAAATTGATTCAGTTTCTGGATATACTGAAGGAACTAATGCTTCATAATCTGCTGCGGTAACTGCTCTATTCTGTGATGCATAGATTCTTGATGCATACTTTTTAACAGAATCAATTCCTTCAATGTCCGAACCACCGAAAGATGTGGTATTTGTGGTAATCAGTGAGATTCCAGAATTAACTACAACTGCTTCTCTTGATGATGATAACTTACCGATGAATTGGAATTGTGAGAAGTTATTTCCATCCTCACCATTATTCACCAGATAAGATACTTCAATATAATTTGGTGCCTCTAACTTCTTACCAAAAACACCATCACCAAAGATTAATTCATATCTTTCATCTTCAATCTCTTGAACCCAGAATACAGGTGATTCTGAAGTAACACCAAATAAACTATCCGCTTGTCTATACTTTCTACTGATATCAGAGAACTGGTTTGGTTTTACAGTAACTCTAATCGTTGATGTGTCAATATTTGAGTTTGGAAGAATAAACCTTTGATTTGGGGTAAGCGAATCAAGGGTGAAATTTGTTGTTATATAAGTTCCTTCATAAACATCAATGTTGTCAAATGATGCAATGTCATCTAAAACAGGAACAGTAACATCATCTAACAGAGAAAAAGTATAGTTTTCATTACCAAAGACATTTGTAGAGGTTACAGAGCCTTTATTAAGGATGACAGTCTCTGGTTTTGTTGTATATCCCGATACGTCTACAAAGAAAGATATATTTGCTCTTGCTGATCTTTTTGATCTTGGTACATATCCAATATTACGCGCAAGAGAGACTACATTCTCCCTGAGAGTTGCGCTATCAATAAACACCTCATTTGATACCATGTTGGCATTGTATGAGGTGATATACGTATTATATGCAAGCACATCAATGATTGCGGATAAGTTAGAACCCTCAAAATCATAGTCAGTGAAATTTGAGTTGGTTCTAAGATAATCCTTAATCGATGTCTTTATCTGATCGAAGTCTAGATTTGCAAAGTTAACTAGTGGCATTATCGTGTTGGCTGTAATGCAAATGACAATTGTTGTGGTTGTGCATCAATCCCAACAATACGGTATCGAATGGTAACATTAAGTTCATTTGAATCATAGTTGGGTTCGACATCAACAGAGATTAAATTAACTCTTGGTTCAAATAAATTGATAGTATTTTCAATTTCATCCTTTGCGGACGATGCAGAAATCTCATCAAGAGATTCAAACAGAATACTATTCACTCTTGAACCTAAATCATTGTTAAAAAATCGCTCTCCCCTATCCGTAAGCACAAGATTACGAATGGATCGAGCGATTGCAGTTTCATTTTTGAGCGCAATTATATCATAGGTAAGAGGACTTACCTGAAAGGACATAGAAACGTCCTTAAATGCTTTACTAATGCGCTCAGCTGGCATTTAATACTACAATTCTACCTTATTTAGCACTAAAATTCAGATAGTGGGATGGGTTCAGTACCATATTCCCAGTCATCATAGTCATCATCATTACGAATTTTTTCGTGAATATCATTTTGAACATGAAAATCATGTTTTTTTGGTGTCAAATCATCATTTGCAATCTCACGAAGCATTTTGCCTTGTGGTTTGCTCCAATAATCAGTAATTAAACTAGTCGTTCCCCATGTTTCTCTCATATAATCAACATTCCTGTCCGGATTCGGGTTGTTTGCCATCTGTTTTGTCCTCTAAATTGGTTAAAACAGAACTTTTTACGGGGTTGCTATCCCGTTCTTTGGCAGTTTTCCAGAAATATTCGTCCTCTCTACCCATTCCAAGGCGCTCAAATCCATTTTCAACTGAATAATACTGTGTTGATACCTTAAAATCGGGCATTTTTGGTTCAACAGGTGTCAAACTATTATCAAATATACGTAATCTGTTATTGGGATACAGCGCATACTGTCCATTATCAAGTTCAATTAGATTATGAGACTTGTGTTCAGCAGGATTTTCTGCAGTATAGCAGTCAATCGTATCCATATCTTGGTGATAGTTATCAATCGTACAAATATAAGCGCCCTTTTGAATGCCATGATCACGAGTATAGCACTCAAAATCCATGCTCCCAATAAATTGCTTATGAATTGATACGACTCCATAATCCATACAATTCCAGAATTGTAGGTTAGGTAGGTTCATATCAGGTGAAGGGGTCTCAGGACTGCTTACAAAGGCACTGATGGGCAGTTTATCGTACATTGCAGCATACTCTGGTAAGTATGTCTCAAAATAAAAAGCGCGTCCAGGAATCGACTTAGCCGAAACCCAAACGCCCTTAACAAATTCACCCCATCCACTTTGATGATCCGTAAGATATTCCTTACGAACCCATACTTCAATTGATGGTAGATTAGTGATTAAACAACTCATACAGATTTGAATTCTGTACTATTTACCTTGTCCACGATATTTCTTTTTTGCCTTATTACGAGAAGTAGCTGAATACAGTGTATTCATCGAGCACCCTTGGCGAGTCTTCTTAGGTTTTCCGGGGACATAACCACCCCCCTTCATCATACCTTTAGCCATCTTCAATAATCTCCTTAATCAAATAATACGAGTTTTCTCATGTCCAACTCTGATACGAGGATCGCACCAGATCTCAAAGCCCTCTTCCTTTGCATCAAGACAGAATGATACATCTTCTCCGCACATGTCCTGAACATTCCCAGATTCAAAGACTTGCATCTTCGGAGCAAACCAAGGATATTCAAGATTCTCAAAAACACCCTTCTTAATCAACACCCATCCAAAACCTGTGTAATCTACAGTGAATGGTTTCTTACGCTTGCTGATAGAATCCACAGTTTCGTGGTTCATGACTCCACCATTCTTGCGGAAATCATCTTCTTCTAACCAGTGTGCGACAGAAGTTGTGCGTCCATCTTCTGTTGCATACCAACCAGCAGTAATCTCACGTTCTGTACCATCTTCACTCAGAGCCATATCACAGAGTTGCCAGAACTTGTTAGAGTCAAAGACAATATCCGAGTCAATCCAAAGTTGATAATCATATTGTAGTTTACCATCCCAAGGAATTTGCTTAGGCCCACGAAGGACATTTGCACCAAGACACTTACAACGTGCAAAGTTAACCATTGAAGAGTAATCTTGACTAATCTGAATACTCATTCCATTCTGAACTAAGTCAAAACAAAGTTGTACAAAGTTCTTCAGAAAAATAAAAGAGCATCCACGTCCAGGAAGACAGAAAACAATACTCTTTCCTTTCATTCTTTCTTTAATTGCATCATAATCCCAATTCTCAGTATTCGTCTTGGGTGCAACAGTTTTTACAGTAAATCCTTTTGCCATAAGTCTTAGAAACTTCAGTTCAATTTTAACAGGTTATATATGCAATGTCAATGCGATGAGTTCAAGATAGTGTCTTTGTTAATTGTCAGTTCTTCATATGACAAATCCTCAACATTATAATCAGTCTTCATTAAACCAACCATATTCTTTAAGGTGCTCCATGTTGCATGAAAGTCTTCTTCCTTCACCGAATGAAATAAACACTTTTCCTTTGCATAGATGTGATAAACCTTTTCCATTGGTTTTTTTACCTCCGGGATTTTTTTTCCTTCTTTTAATTTGTAAGTGCATTATATATTACCACAATCATAATTCCAAGTATGGCTCCAAGGGGGCGGATAACCTTACCAGGATGTCGTATTAACCATCCCGCAAAGACAACCTTCCAGAAATTCCAATAGGGACGCTTTCTCATACTCCGGAAAAATTTTTTGAGATTGATATATATCTCGAAAAAGACATACAGTGTAGGTTAGGGTAGTTTGGGTTTTTTATATACGCAACGCCCGCAGGACGATATAAACGAACCGCGCATATAACTGCTCTTCACGGTATATCAGATTTTAACACATAACGGGAGAGAGTGTCAACTCCCCCCCGCACAGTTAGTATCAGAACTCGATGCTATCTGCAGTCGGTTCGGTATAAGCAATCGACTGCTGATTGTCCTCGATAAGAGTATCAAGAATCTGCAGAATCTCGCTGCCAGTGTTACCTTGAGCAAGCAGAGAAAGCATCACGGACTTGGACATGTTAAGAAGAAAAGTGTTGTGAACTGTGTGTTGAGTAAGTGTCTTTAAAGGGCGCATCTTATTCCCTTGAGTGTTACTTAAGGAGTTCAGGGTGAGTACACTTAATCTCCTCAATCAGTTGCTCGTCACTGATACGATCAAAATCAGATTCCATCATCGCGTATAGAATCTCTTGCATATCTTCCAGGGTCATATTATCAATCAGTGTGTTGAGGTAAGACTCAAGAAGTGCAGGACGATTGGTGATTTTCATAGTCACTTAGTAAGGAACGAGTGAGTGTTACTTAGAGGTCGAACACATCGCTATTGATTTGAATGACATTTACCTTGGGGTCATTATACTTAACCCCATCACCAGTTTTTGCATTTGAACCGACGTAATCACAGAAGGATTGATAATCACCACACTCCATAGCAAGGTGATACAAACCCTCATCATTGTTGATCCAGAGAGCAACATTCCAGGTCTCATAGTTCTCCCACCCGTTATACTCAGTAGAGAGCAGATTGCGTTGGAAAGTGGTAGTCATCGTTTCGTGGTTGTGCTTATACTAGTGAGACACTTTCAACGTGCCCCCTTTACTTAACTCAGGTCACACTTGAGTAACAAAATTCGTGCCACTTGAGCGATTAGTGCGACAACGATTTCCTTTGGTTTGTGTTAGGATCAGATCAGACTTACGGGGTTTTGCTGATGCTAACCGTGTGACCTTTACCTTACCCTGAACCTCTGCAATCACTAGGTCCATTGATGACATCTTAGCGTAGTCAGTAGGAGTCATTTAGTGGGGTTGCGGTGCTTATACTACTGAGACACTTTGCACGTGCCCCCTAATAGTAACCTCACCAGCGGTCAGGTGTATTTAAGTCCTCAACGTAAGCATCACACTTCTCTGCAGGTTCCAACTTGAATAACTTCTCCCAATCAATCTGATGTGGGTCGAAGTCACCGAACACTGATAAATCCAGAGTGATCCTATAACGCTGCTTCTGTGCTTGCTGATAGGCAACTGACATAAGTTCGCTCCTGAGTGTATGTGAGATACTATAGGATACCTGGGAATTATTGTCAACGTCCTGGGGAGTATTTATGCGGGGGTGGTGGATTTTTGTGAGGGGATTGTGAGGATTTTGTGACCCCGGGATTGACAAAAGTGCGGTCCTTAGTGTATGCTTGCTAAGATCACAAGACTTCA